TAACCTCAGGTAAGATGTCTAAGCAGGACTTCGTAAACGAATACTTAAAGAAATCCTTTGATGAGCAAGGTGCCGCAACTCGCGGTGAAGCTCTTCTACAAGCACAGAGAAGTACATTCACAGAAGACCTAACAGGTCCTATGTCCAGAATGATACAGCAAGCCGCAATCAAGTCTAACATTGTTCGCTTCTTCGTACCGTTCGTTCGTACTCCTTTGAACATCCTGTCACAGGGTTTCCAGCAAATGCCAGCCGTAGGTTTCATGTCTAAGAGACTACGTGATGACATTGCCGCTGGTGGACCTCGCCGTGCACAGGCTTACGGTAAGCAAGTTATCGGAACATCCATCGCTGTAATCGGGTTTAACCTCGCGGCTAATGGTACGATTGTTGGCTCAGGCCCTAAGGACCCTCGCGTCCGCGCACAGTGGCTAAAGAACAACAAGCCGTACTCATTCAAGTTCGTAGATAAGGAAACAGGCAAAGTTAAGTTTGTACCATATCAGCGTTATGAACCTGCGGCGTATCTGTTGTCTCTGATGGCTGATGTATCTGAGATTATCAACTACGGTGACGATGTATCCCGTGTCGAGAAAGAAGAACTAGTGGCGGCTACAATCATGGCTGTTGCTGAGAACACAATCAACAAGACCTTTACTCAGGGTATTGCTGACTTGTTCGAGATGCTAACAGACACTGAGAGAGCCTATGAGGGCTTCTCTGAGAGCCTAGCTGGTTCCTTTGTACCTAACATCATCCCACAAGTTCTAGACGCTGAAGTTAAAGTCGAGCTCCGTGGTATGGCTGATGCAGTACAATCTCGTATGGGCTTTGACGCTACTATGGACGTAAAGCGTAACGCACTAGGTGAGCCAGAGAAGAACTACGGTTCTAAGCTGGACCCTATGAACCTCGTAGTCCCTGATGAGCGCAAGATTGACATCGTTCAAGAGGAAATCACAAGGCTATCCGAAATACACCAGTCTGGTTTCAGCAACCCACCATCCCGTATGGGCGAAGTGGACCTGAAGGACATCACCTACAAGGGTGACCAGTCAGTGTATGATAGGTGGCTCGAGATGACTTCAGAGATAAAGCTGGGTGGTAAGACACTCCGTCAGTCTTTGGAGAAGGCTATTCGTTCCCGTGGGTACCAGAAGTTATCTGATGGTAACCGTGACTTCACAGGTGAGAACGAAAAGCACCTCAAGAAGATAATCACTGCATACCGTGGTGCGGCTAAGAAGACACTCATCAAACAGAACAAGAAGTTCAAGGATGTTTGGACTGAGTTTGAAACACAAAAGCGTCTTGTAAAGAGACGGAAATCTAACACACTAATTGAGGATATAATCAATGGCTCTCGCTAATGTTATTTACCCTGCGGATGGTATCCTAGAGGATTACCTGATTACTTTCGGTTACCTTTCTCAGGATAACGTCGAAGTGTATGTCGATAATGTATTAACCTCTGATGGTTCCTCGTTATATTCCGCAACATTCCAAGACGCTACAACAGTACGGGTTACCGCCATCTCCGGTGGTACCCCTGTTCCTGCTGGTTCTTCTGTAGTTCTACAGCGTAACACTCCTACTAATAGCGCATCTGTTGTCTTTGCTGACGGTGCTGTGGTTCGTGCTACAGCCCTGAACAAGAACACTAACCAGATGCTCTTCATTGCTCAGGAAGTAAAGGACGAGAGCTCTTCTCGTTTGGCTACAAATAACTCAGGTAACTATGATGCACAGAACAACCGCATCATTAACGTTGCTGACCCTGTAGATAATACTGATGCTGTTAATAAGCAGTTTATCTCTACTAACCTACCTAACATAAACACGGTAGCTGGTATTGCAACTGACGTAACTGGTGTTGCGGCTATCGCTTCTGATGTTACCGCTGTTCAGACTAATGCTTCTAATGTGACTACGGTTGCTGGTATTAACGCTGATGTAACTTTGGTTGCTGGTGTGGTTAATAGTGTACCTACAGTTGCTGGTATTGATACCGATGTAACTGCGGTTGCTGTTATTGCTTCTGATGTAACCACAGTTGCCGGTATTAACACCAATGTAACTACGGTTGCAGGTATGCAAGCGAATGTGGCCTCTGTGGTCGCTGATGAAGTAGACATTGGTATTGTTGCTGGCTTGTCAACTGAAGTAACGGCTCTTGGACCTGTCGCTTCTGGCATCAGTACTTTATCTCCTATTGTGGCTGACGTTACAGCTACAGCATCTAACGCAACTGATATTTCTACTGTTGCAGGTTTATCTACTGAAGTAGCCGCATTGGGACCCATAAGTTCTGATATCTCTACTGTTGCTGGTATTCAAGCCGCTGTGGTAAACGTTGCAGGTCAACAAGCTAATGTGACTACTGTTGCAGGTATTGACACTGATGTGACAACTCTAGCCGCTGTTGCCGCTGACATCACAGCCGCCGCAGGTATCTCTAGTGATATCACGGCTGTTGCCGCTCAGGTAACGGATGTACAGGCTGTTGCCGCTGACCTCTTAGAAGCTACTTCTGAGATTGATACAGTTGCTAATGCTATTGTTAATATTGACGCTGTTGGTGGTGATATCACTAACGTTAATACTGTCGCTAATAACCTAACATCAGTTAACGCATTTGCTAACCAGTACGTTATCAGTGCTACTGCGCCAACAGGTGTAGAAGGTATGCTCTGGTTTGATACAACCACAGATACAATGAAGGTCTATGGTGATAGTGGTTTTGCTAACGCTGGTTCAAGTGTTAACGGTATTGATAACTCAGTATCATACACAGTTGGCGTGGGCGGTCAGTCTATCTTCACAGCTACATACGACGCTGGTTATATCAGTGTGTTTGTGAACGGTATTAGATTAGATGACGCTGACTTTACAGCAAGCAACGGTACCTCAGTAACACTGAATGATGCCGCTGTAGAAAATGACATTGTAGCTATACAGGCCTTTGGAACGTTTTCACTTGTAAACGCACAATCTAACGACCTCACTGATGTTGACATCTCTGGGGGCACTTCAGGTGACCTCGTAGTTATCGACGGCTCTGGTGGCATGACCACACAGACACCACCTACTCCTATCGCAACTGTCTCTGAGTTAACTGACGTAGACACCTCAGGTGGTTCTACAGGTGACTTCTTGGTTCTTGACGGTACTGGTGCTGTGACTACACAAGCTCCTGCCGCTCCTGAGACAGACCCATCGTTCACAACAGTGACCGCAACGGGTGCTGTAGAAGGTGGAAGTGTTGTTGTTGGTGGGTTCACTTTGTCAGTTGATGGCTCAGGTAACCTTATCTTCACAACAGGTGGTACTAACGTAGCTAAATTAGAAACTACAGGTGACTTAACAGTAATCGGTAACTTAACCGCATATGGGACAATATAAAGGGGTATAGCCATGGCTTTACAAACTACCGGAGCAATCTCATTGCTTCAAGTACAAGACGAGTTCGGTGGCTCCTCTCCCACATCTATCACTGAGTATTACGGTGGTGCTTCTGGGATACCAACTAGCGGTGAAATAGCGCTAGATGATTTCTACGGTACGTCTTCTTTTAGTGCATCTGGTGGTACTATTACCACTTCTGGTGGGTACACTTATCATACGTTCACATCTGGTGGCACTTTTGTATTCAATGGTACTAAGGCCGTTGAGTACCTCGTTGTTGCTGGCGGCGGCGGCGGCGGTGCTGGCCACGCTGGCGGCGGGGGAGCGGGTGGATATCAAGCTGGTTCAGCCACACTTACGACTGCCAATTACACGATAACTGTCGGTGCTGGTGGTAAAGGTGGGACATACGGAAGCACTAATGTACAAAACCAAGTCAATTCAAGAAACCCAAAGAAGGGTTCTAATTCTAGTGGCTTCGGTCTGACTTCTACAGGTGGTGGTGCCGCTGGTGGTAACAACAACCCATATCGAAGGAATGGGGAAAGTGGTGGCTCCGGTGGTGGTGGCTGTTCCCCTCAATTCCATAGCACATCTAATGGTGGTTCTGGAATTTCTGGTCAAGGTAATAACGGTGCAGGCTGTGTTCAGGGTTCTCAATGGGCTGGTGCTGGTGGCGGCGGCGCAGGTGCGGCAGGTAACACCCGAAGGGCAAACAATTTAGGCGGTCACGGTGGTGATGGCTTACAGTGGCTGAACGGTACGTTTTACGCTGGTGGCGGAGGCGGTGGCGCTGGTAATGGTGCTAATCAACATGGAAATGGTGGAAACGGTGGCGGTGGTCGCGGAAACAGCACACAATTTGGCACAGGACAAAACGGCACAGCTAATACAGGTGGTGGGGGCGGTGGCTCTCGTCAGGCTAATGGCGGGGCTGGCGGTTCTGGTATTGTCATCGTAAGATATGCGACATAACTGATAAACACATAGGCCCTCAAGGTTCTCCTTGGGGGTCTCTCTAATTTATAAGGAATATAAAATGAGTAGAGCAAGAAATATGTCTAAGCTCTTGGGTGCAGGTTTCGACCTACCCGAAGGAAGCTTAGGAAATGCTATACCCGCTGATGGAACTATTAGTGATAGTCAGATTACTGATGTGGCTACAAGCAAGCTCACAGGGACTATCTCTGATGCACAGATTGCTGATGTAGCTACAAGTAAACTAACAGGGACCGTGGGTGACGCTCTTATTGCTGACGTTGCGGCATCTAAACTAACAGGTGCTTTACCTGCTATTGATGCTTCTCTCTTGACTAACCTACCTGCTACAGGTGCTCCCCCGACTATGCAAGTGTTCACATCTTCTGGAACTTGGACAAAACCTACTGGCTGTAAAACTGTTAAGGTTACTGTTGTAGGCGGAGGCGGCGGAGGCGGCGGTCTTAAATCGCACCAAAGCGCTAAAGGTGTTGGCTACGGTGGTGGCGGTGGCGGGTGCGCTATTGAATATATCGACGTAGAAAGTGTTTCTTCCGTATCAGTTACTCGTGGGGCTGGCGGAAATGGCGGTAATGGGAGTTCATATTCAGCTGGTGGAACTGGCGGTACATCCTCGTTTGGAAGCTATTGTTCTGCATCAGGCGGTACAGGTGGGCTTGGAAGACAAGTAAACAATGCTTCATTTAATGCTGGGACAACATCTTGGTATTTCTCTCCTGCTAGTAACGGTGGAGTAGGCTCTGGTGGTAATATAAACATGAGAGGTTCGTCGGCTGGATACGGAGCATCTGGGTCCAGTTTTCTATCAGGTGGTAGAAAATATAACGATAATGCTAATGGTACCGCTGGTGTTAACGGCTCAGGTGGCGGCTCTGCTCGTTCAACAACTGGTTCGCAAAGTAACCGAAATGGCGGAGCTGGCGGTAACGGTATTATTCTTATAGAGGAGTATTACTAAAATGAAATGTTTAATAGTTGAGGGCGTAGTAGCCCAAATCGAAGAAGATGGTGATGTGTTTGAAGTGCATCCATCTTTCGTATGGGTAGACTGTCCTGCTCACATCCATACTGGTTGGGAGTTTAATGGTGAGACTTTCTATGACCCTAATGTGACCTTTGAGGCTCTTGATGTAAAGTTCCGTACTTATCGTATGGAACAACTTGAAGCTACAGACTGGACACAGGTAAGCGATTGTACTTTAGGGCACTCTGATGTTCAGATGTGGAAAGCTTACAGACAGTCTCTTCGTGATTTCCCTAGCACAGATGGGTATCCTTTCACGGAATTTCCTGAGCCCCCACAGGTAGGTTAATATGGCTAATCTCTCTATCAAGAAGAAAGAGAAGCTTCCTACAAGCCAAGGCGCAGGTCTTACAGCTAAGGGTCGTGCTAAGTACAACCGTGAGAATGGTTCTAACCTAAAGGCACCACAGCCAGAAGGCGGTCCTCGCAAGAGGTCCTTCTGTGCTCGTATGGGTGGTATCGTAAAGCGTTCTAAGAACTCTGAACGTGCCCGTGCCTCTATGAAAAGATGGAAGTGCTAATGTCTCTATATGAAAACATAAACAAGCGTAAGAAGGCTGGTACGTCTCGTCCTAAGTCTAAGTCTACTATCAACCCTGCTATGTATAAGAAGATGCAAGCAAGGAAAGGTGGATTTGGTATTAAGAAGAAGGACAAGAAGTAATGTCAGCATCTAACGAAATGATGGCTTCTATCCACGAAGCTGTCGCTACTGAATTACTTAGACGCATCAAGAGCGGTGAAGCCGCCGCGTCTGAGCTCAGCGTCGCTGTCAAGTTCCTAAAGGACAATGGCATCGAAGCTATAGGTCGTGATGATAGTCCTCTGGCTAACCTCGCGGCTAGTCTCCCTGAGTTTGACGATTTAGGCGAAGACGCTCTCCCTCACTAAAGAGGGACCGCTCCCTCTAGTGAAACTAGAAAGGAGAGCAATATGGAAAGAACCTTAATTGGTATTTCTACTACCCTAGCAACCGCCGCAGTCATTGCCTTGGCATCCTTGTATGTTCAAGTGCAGGTAATGGAAGTTGAAATAGCTCATCTGTCAAGACAGGTCGAGGTTTTACAACGTGCGATGGTGGCTAATTAGAGGGGGTCTACAGTGTAGGCTCCCTTTTCTTATTGACAAGATTTAAGAGTTCCTGAGCCTTTGTTAGGCCGCTGGGCTAGGTAGTTACTCCTAGGCCTCTAGTTGCGCCCTCAGCACCCCTTAAAACTCCATTAAATACCTACTCAGACGGAGGAGCCACTCTTGAGTAATCAAATCCCTAACACAGAGTTTCATCAGAAGCTGAGAGCCGACTTCAGGACGTTCCTGTATCTTGTGCACCAGCATCTAGGATTACCAGACCCTACTCCTGTCCAACTGGACATCGCTAAGTACATCATGGGTGGCCCTAAGAGGTCCATGGTGCAAGCGTTTCGGGGTGTTGGTAAGTCACATATCACATCTGCTTACGTTGTTTGGCGGCTATTACGCGACCCTGAAGAGAAAATCATGGTTGTATCAGCTTCTAAGGAGCGTTCAGACCAATTCTCAACATTTACACAGCGTCTAATCGCTGAATTAGCTGGGTTAGAATACTTACTCCCCCGTGGGGACCAGCGTAACAGTAAGATTGCCTTTGATGTAGGCCCTGCAAGTGCCTCACAGTCTCCCTCAGTGAAATCTGTGGGTATCACGGGGCAGATGACGGGTTCTCGCGCTGACTTAATCATTGCTGATGACGTTGAAGTACTAAACAACGCCGCTACACAGCAAATGAGAGACAAGCTAGGCGAAGTTGTCAAGGAATTCGACGCTATCTTAAAGCCTCTCCAAGATAGCCGTATCTTATATCTAGGTACGCCTCAGTGTGAGGATAGCTTATATAACAAACTCCCTGAGAGGGGATATCAACTTCGGGTGTGGCCCGCTAGAATGCCTGTTAGTGCTGACGTAGAGAAATATGCGGATACACTGGCACCCTTAATTAGGAGAATGGGCTTAGATAGCGGAGCTCCAACCGACCCCAAGCGTTTCGATGATGCTGACCTAACTGAACGTGAGGCGTCATACGGTAAGGCTGGTTTCGCATTGCAGTTCATGTTGAACACGCAGTTATCTGATGCAGAGAGATATCCTCTAAAGGTCAGGGACATCCTGTTCATGTCATGCGACAACGAGCAAGCCCCCTTGAGGCTCGCTTGGGGACCTAACGAAGACAAAGTACTCAACGAGCTACCTAACGTAGCCATGAGCGGTGACAAGATGTACCCGCCTATGAACATCGGTGAGAACTTTACTGACTATGATGGCTGTGTAATGTCCATTGACCCTAGTGGTCGCGGTAAGGATGAGACGGGCTATGCTGTCGTAAAGTTCT